CGTCGCGAACCGCGCCGCCAACCGCGTCGTGAACCGCGTCGCCAACCGCGCCGCGAACCGCGCCGTGAACCGCGCCGCGAACCGCGCCGCCAACCGCGTCGTGAACCGCGTCGCCAACCGCGCCGCGATCCAGCTTTGGCTGGCGCAAAAGCTGGATCACCAGAGCCGCAGTGGGCGCAGCGATTGCCAACGCCAGCGGCGAGGTGACCCACACAATGCGCTTCGGAGGCTGCAAACCAGCCGCTTGGTAACAGCGCAATACTCCGCGCTCGAAGGTAGCCCGGTCCGCTGGCGCAGTGCTTAACCCGATGTTAATCCAGCGATCGCGCCATTCTGGCATGCGCGCTTCTTGCGCGGGCGTAAGTCGGTCAATTCGTTTCATTGCGGGAAGTCAGTCGACCACGCGTCGGATCTCGGCGGGCGAGTATTCCCGTTGGTGCCCGATCCGGTATTTGCCAGGCGGCAACGTGATCGTCGCGTGCTCCTGGTGCGTCAGCAGGGACGCTTCGCGCAAGTCGAGGAATACGACTTTGGCGGGAGTCTCGAGCAGACATGCGGTGCCGCCGCTCTGAACTTGGTGGTGGTGACCTGTTACCTCACCGTAGGCCAGGACGGGGTTGCCCGGCTTGGCGCGTTGAGCGTCGTCGGGGATGGAATCGACTCGAACGATGAGGACATCGCCCTGTCTGTAGGTTTGAGGTCTGCTGGATTTCATCTTCATGTGTTTTTGGATATGACTCTTGTTTGGAACTACTCAATGGCAGACGATGGTCCGCTTGATTTCCTGGTGCGCCGGCACGTCGATTACTTCTTCCTCGATTCGGCAGGATGGCGGGGGAGGGGCCGCCCAAAGCTCGATCTTGACGCCATCGATTTCGGTCAGGTAGTCGATGCGGTGAGAGTGGGCCGCATTGATTTCCTTCTTCCAGCTGGCGCCCGATGCGCGAATCGCCGCGACGACCTGTTCTCGCGTCAGGTTAAAAATGGTCACAACATCCTCATCGGTTTCGCAGATGTTTGCGCGCGCGATTACATCCGCGGGGAAACGGATCAGAACCACAGCGGCCCGGTCGCAGAAGTCGATCTTGCGCTGATACCCCTCGCGGAGCGCCCGCAGCTTCTCAGTCGCGAGTTCCTCGCGCGTCGCCGGACGCTCGCCCACCTTCTGCAATCCGGCGGCCTGCGTGACGTTGTAGAGTTCGACAACGTCGGCGCCGACAGGTGAGGCGTGCTCGCTCATCGCGCGCCTCCGCTTTCCGGGTTGCCGCCGGCCTCGATTTGATCAGCGGCCCTGGCGAGGATGATCCGAGCAAAACTGGAAAGCGGCCGGTCCTCTAATTCCGCGAGCCGCTGAAGCCGCTCCTTGAGAGACTGCGGCAGGCTGACGTTGAGAAACGTCATTGGGTCGGTGTTCTCGCCTTCCATTACAGACCCTTCGCGCGTTCGCGCAGTTGTTGCTCCCTGCCGCCAGGGCACGGCCCAAGCGCCTCCTGGTGCTCGACCTGGGCCACGGCCAGCGCGGCCTCGGCCCGATTCCTCTCCGGCGTGCCCCGCTTGGTCGGGCGCGCCGACCAAGCCTGGTACACCCCGTATACTTGCTGACCGCCTTCCGGGAGGTTGTACTTCCTCCGCAGGCGGTCGATGATCGACCGGACTGGTTCTTGTGGCATGTCCACAAGATTGCACAGCGGACCTACAACGGTCAACAAAAATTGTATGCGCTTTGCATTTTCCTTGCAACGGTCTGGAAACAAACCGTTTACACCGCGTGGAAATTACGGGTTGAGCGCCTTAGACGGCGAGCAGCGCGTACTGGACGCCGTTGACGATTGCCGGTACGCCCGGCCAGATGGCGTAATGGACGATCATCTCGGACGTTCCGCCGGTCGTCGGCGACGAGTCGATTCCGAGCGCGGCGGCTGCGGCAATGCTAATCTCGCCCAGTTTGCGCGACGGCCCCACGTCGGCAACGACCGCGTCGATCACGGCGCCCGTCCGCAGATTACGCAGCCGCGCCTGGCAGCCCAAGACGATTCCCGGCGTACAATCGCGGACCGCCGGCGGGACAACGCACCACGGGACAACGTCCGCATTCAGCGCGTTGCCCTCCGCGTCGTGGAGGGTTGTATCGGGATCGAAGTCGGGATCTCCGTGAGACGGACCGGAGCCATCGCCGTCGATCTCCGCGCCCGCAATGGCCGTCAGTTTAACCGTCGCGCCATCGGGCCAATCGGGTCCGGGCTCGTCGTGCGAGATAATGTCAATTCCTGCGACGGTTGCGGCGGTGAAAGGTGCGCTCATATATTTTTGGCTGGTCGAATCCGAGGAACGACCAGAGTTGCTGGAGCCAGGTCATCTCGGCTTGCATCGGCGCGCAAGACACTCGATGCGCCTCGCGCGCAACCGTGCGGCAATCGCGTCAATTTTTGCCGGCGGCATGGGGATTGCGCCGTACGTCTTCGCCGCGTGCGCCCGCAGCGCGTCGTTGATCTCTTGCTGGCTCATGGCTTGATAAAATCTCCCACCCAAATCTCTCGCCAACCTTCGCAATTCGTTGGCCTGTCCTCTACGAATCGACCGCGTCTCTCGACCATCTTTACCAGCCGATCCGCGTTGCTCGCGAGGCAAAGACGAGTGAATGGTTCGCTCGACACCAATAGGCGCCGAAACATGGCAAACTCGGCGCCCATAGCGAACGCTTCGTGCGGAGCGATGCCGTCAAGCTGGCCGTCATCCACGTCGAAAGGCTCGATCAGTTCGTGGCTCACGGCGCCTCCTGCGTTTTCTGCGCGACCGCAGCGTCCAAGCCTTTCGCGCTGGCCTCGATCAGCGCATCCAGCGGCACGCCTTGGCCCGCGCGGCTCGAGATGAGTGCGGACACGGCGGGCGCGACCTTCGCGGCCACAGCTTGCACGCCAGAGCCTTGTGCAATCGCGGTCTTGAGTGTCGCCGATGAAACGGTGTACGGGAGCCCCTCGTAATCCCTGAGCCCGCTCACCCCGCCGGAAATGCCGGCCAGCACGGCGCCGACGTCATTGCCGCTTGCCGCGTCCAACCCGATGTTCGTTGCCGCAGTGGTGACATCGGCCAAAAGTTGCTGACCGGCCGGGGAAGCGGCATCGCTTGAAGCGTCGCGCCAGACGGTTGTCAGCGCTGCGCATCCGACGAGCCCCATCATGCCGATGCTCGCTAGCCAGCAGTGGACGCCCTTCGGCCATTCGTCTGCCCATCCGCCCATCGTGCGGTCAATCGACCTTGGCGGTTGATCCCCAAGGTTGGTATTCTCGTGCCCGGTGCTCATGCCCTCGCGAAGCTGCGTTCGCGGGCCAAGAATGCTCTGGCCAGGTAACGCGCGCGCTCCCGGCGCCAGCGTGCTCGGCACGGGCTGGCCGCCGGTGAAAGGCGGCGGCTTGGGCGGGAAGGGCGGTTCCATCGGCGGGGGAATTGCCCCTGCGGCCACCGCGTTCGGATTCGAGAAAATGGAAATCAGCTTGAGAACGAAAATATCCACACCGACGAACGCCGGCCAGATCGTCGCGAGCCACGCGGGGAACCCCGGGATGGAGACGATCTTGTCGGCGGATCCCGCAATGATCGTCATGCCGGAGAGAATCAGCGTCCAGAGCTTGGCCTTTTGCGCGCCAGTCAGTCCCGCGTAGAATTTCTTGATTGCGGTCATGATTGATTCTTTCTATCGGACTCGCCGGGCCGGTGTCAAGTTCCCGCTTGACAGCGGCAGAAGCGCTGCCACAGGATCATCCCCGGCGAATCGACCCTCAATCCGGCTGCGGGATTGACTGCGTGCGCTGCTTCTCCCGGGCCTGCCCCTCGATGTTGCCCTCGGCCACGCCTTCAGCGCGCGACAGCTTCTTTTCGGATGCCACGAGCTTTTCCTGCATCCCGTCGATTTCCTTGGCCACTTTTTCCAGCCTATCGCGATTGCCGTTGCCGATGTCGGCGACGTGGCGCCCCATGTAGACAGTCGTCCCAACGGTGCAGGCCGTGGTGAAGATCGTTCCGAGCAGGCCCATCAGCGCGATGAAGGCTGGGTCCGTCACGGGTCACTACCGGTTTCCGCCCAGCAATCGAAGCGCCTGACTCGCAGTTTCCTCGGCGCGAGACGCCGATTCCTTGGCTCCTTGCGCGAGTACCTTGACCGCTTGTAATTCGGTCCCGTTATCGACCGACTGCGTGCGAATCTTGATGATCTCGTCTTTCAGGGTCGCGCCGCCGTTGCAGGTCAACTCCTTGGCCATGTCTGCAATCTTCGACTCGATGCGAGCGACATTGCCCTCGATGCGGACGAGAGATTTATCGGCACTCGAAAGCACTGGAGCCAACACCCAAGCGCGGTGAAACAACTTGCCCAGCGGCACAATGATGAGTCCCCATAACACCACGATCAGCGTGATTGCTGCGGCCCACGCTTCCCAGGTCTGCGGGAACCATTGAGGCGATGTGTGCATCCACATGAAGGGTTAAAGCCTGCCGCAAAGCACCAGTACAATCAGGATGATAAACAGCAAGCCAATGCCGCCACCGATGTGCGGGCCGCCGTAGTAGGCTCCGCCGCCGCCAAAGAGCACCAGGCAAATCAGGAGGACGATTAGGAGGGATGGCATAGGATTATGGGCTTGGACTTGGCGAAGGCGTTGGGCTGGGGGCGGCGTAAGTGATCGTCACGCTGCGCTGGCCCGCGATCCATGTTCCGTTCGCTTGTGGGGCGGAGATGGTCCATCCGTAGCCGGGCGGGATTGGCGGCAACTTGGCGTAGCTGACGGGATCAATGACGGCCAGCGGACCGGCAAACTCGCCGTACGCAATGAAGAGTGGGGCCGCCTTTTCCGCCAGGTGATCGACAATGCTTTGGGCCTGCGTCGGGTCTGCCCAAAGGCTCTTGGCAAATCGCAGGATTGTGCCGAACAGCATGTGTGTCTGCACCGGGATTTGGGAGACCGTCTGATCCGCGACGGCGAACGCTGGGTTGCCGGGCGTAGGCGCAAGCTGCTGGATGTAGTCGGGCGCCGATGGAGTCGGGCTCGGGGTTGGAGTTTGGGCCGTTGCGGTGAATGTCAGCGCGAAGCTGGTGAGGATTGTGAGCAGTGTTTTCATGGTTTTATGGCGTTGATGTGAATGTGAGAACTCCCGCTGTGACGTGCGGGTAGTAGGGGGTTCCGTTGATATTGAAAATGACAGATGATGTGCCAACTGATCCCACAATACCTCCGTACATGCTCAATCCGCCGCTTCCGTTGGTACCACCCTCCCCATTGAAGTTCAGCCCGGACCCGGCTCCGTTGCTGCTGATGAAGTTTCCGTCGGACCACTGGTAGCTACCGCCGTTCGCGTAGAAGTTGCCGCCGCCGTCCGCGACGGTGTAGCCGCCCACGTAGAGGCTACCGCCCGCGCAGATGCTGTCGTTCGCGTAGAGGTCGTCGCCGTCCGCGACGAGGTTGTAGTTCGCGTAGAGGCTGTCGCTCGCGTAGAGGCTACCTCCCGAGACGAGGTTGCCGGCAACGGTCAGTGAGTTGCCCACGGTCAAATCTCCAGTGGAGTCCCAAGTGAGATTCCCACCAGCCATCGATGCGCTGCCATCGGGACCAATCGACCAGATGTGGTTGTCAGCCCCTGAGTCACCAAACAAGGTCGCATTATTGAGCGTGACCCAACCGTAGTCTGGGTCGATCTTGAGTGTGGACGTTCCGTCTGATTGCGTGTCTGACTGCCAATTTACTGCGGGTTCGCCGAATTGGTCGATCAACAGGCGGTTGGTCGAATCTAGTACACCTGGGATCGAAGTGCTCGACGGCAGGATGACCGTGCCACCCGACAGGTCAACAGTCTGGCCGCTTTGCAGGACTAGAGACGTGCCGTTCGGCAAGATGATGTAGCCCGTGCTGGGCGCCTGCTGGATGGCGTTCTTCGCGGGCGGGGGCGTGATCTGCGCGCCGAGCCATGCCGGCGTCAAACAGGCCAGCGCTGCGAAGATTTGGAGCGTTCTTTTCATCGAGTCGAAATCTCAGTGCAGGTGCCGGTCGTGACGATGTATGCAACCGCTGGCAACGTACATCCAGAAGCCACCGGGATTTGTACGGACCCCCCGGCGTACTTCGCGCCGTCCAGCCCGTTGAAGCTGCCGGTGAAGTCCGAAGAGAATCCGAATATCAGCGCACGGGCGCCGGCGGACACTGTCCCGCTGGTTGTGTGATCAACCGTCGTCAGCGCGAGAACTGTGTCGGCGCCACCGCCGCCACCACCCCCAAACGATGTTACCTGCGACCATGTACCGCTCGTCAGAGTCCAGATTTGAACCGGGCTGACCGGCTTGAGCGCCTGCCCAACGAGGACCTGGTCCCCCTGGCCGCGAGCGACGGTGCCCAGGCAAAGCAGGCAGGCAAAAAGAGCAAAGATTGATTTCATCTGCCTGAGGGGCGGTTTACCAAAATCGCCCACCGGTCAAGCCGAATCTACCGGGAGAGCGGTTCGATGGTGTCCCGCAACGACTTCAGCCGCCTGCAAAGGTCCAGCATGACCGCGTGCGAGTGAGCCGCGTAATCACGTTCGAGCGGCGTCTTGGTGAGCGCCAGGGCCGCATCCCGTTGCACATCCCGCTCTCGTTCGAGCACGTTCTCGACGAACCATTTGAAGTGGGGATCGACTTCCAACGCCGCAATGTGGACCATCGCCACGCGGGCATGGGACTGGTTGGAGGTGGGAGTCGGCTGGGTGAAGTCCATCGGCGTACACTACGCGGCGGCCGGCGGCGGTAGCGAGTGCAAACCCGCCCCGAGCGAATGCGCCGGTGCCGGGGTCTCGCGGTTCTGCGCCGCCGTGGCGGCCATCTGCGCCAGTTCCTGCGGGCTCGCGGGCGTGATCTTGTAGTCGTTCGCCTTGAGCTGCTGCTGCTCGGACGGCGCGAAGTCCGTGAGCTTGGCGACCACGCTTGCCGCCGCTGGCTTCTGGGGCGCTGCGGCGCCTTGCGCCAACTGCTGCGCCTCGGCCTGAATTTGCTCCGGCGTGGGATCCGGCAACCGCTCGTCGGCGTCCTGCACGTCCAAGCTGGAAAGCTGGTTGATGAAAAAGGGCCGCACCAGCTTCTGTTGCCACTTCGGCAGCCCCAAGTATTGCAGCACCAACTGCGTCGCCTGCGCGTTCTTTTGGAGGCTGTCGGCGGACCGCGCCCGAGTCAGCAACAGGCGCACATCCCGCGGCATCGCCCGAATCTCTTCCCGATTGAGCATCGCGAGCGTCTGGCCGTCTGGCATCATGAACGCCACGTTGTCCGGCATGTTTTCGAGCGCAATGTCCATGCAGAGTTCGAGCACGTCCGTGAACGCCCGCGCGTGGACGTCGCCGATCTTGTTCTGAAGCGCGTTGCCCGTCTGCTGGATGTCGATGATGCCGGTCGCCGTGTTTTGCGAAGGCAGGTTGCTCGCCGCGGTGTCGCCGGCGGTTACGATGCCAAATTCCAGTTGCCCGGCTTGGATCATCTTCTCCATCAACTCCAAGGCGGCCTCCGGCACGTCTTCGAGCTTCACGCGAAACAGCGGCGGCTTGTCCGGCCCGTAGCCGGAGTTCATCTTGATCTTCCAAATATTGCCGTCGCCCACCGTGAATGCCAAGGCTCCGTCCTGCGTCGCCACGAGCGCGTCCTCGCACAGGAAGTCTGCCACTCCGGAGCGCGACGCCGAGAAGTTCACCCGGTTGAACATCAGATCGACGTAGTGCGATTTGTCCCGGGACATCTCGTAGACGCCGGCCCCGTAGGCCCGATTCTGGACCTTCTCGACGCCGGGGATCAGAACGAAGGGCGGCTTCTTCGTGTGATTTTTGAGGTAGTCGCGGAAGATGAACTTTTTGCGCTGGTAGTCGTATGGGCAGAAAATCCACTTGTCCTCTCCGGTCTCGTCGGGGTCGCCCAGCACGTAGCACTCGTGGACGCCGACCAGTTCCCGGATCGATCCCCGCTCGATCTCGCCCTGCTCCTGCTTGCCGCGCGAAACCTCGGCGGTCCCAAAACTCGAAGCGTAGACTTCGAACGTGTCGAACCCGCCGAACGTGCGCCGCAGCTCACCCAAGGACGCATCGTAGACGTGGACCATGATGTCCGCGTTATCGAGCGACGCAGCGCGCACCGGCCAGAGGAAGTCCTTGAAATACAGCGTGTCCGCCTGCAACCCCTCGTAATCCACCTCGACCTGTTCCAAGGCCGGGAAGTCCTGGTAGACCGCCTGTCCCTGCGGCGGCATGATAAAGCTCGGCTCTTTGAGCAGGCACATCGCGCCCGGCGGCAAGACCTGGCCGGGTTTGGGAACCGCCGGGATCACGTCGTCATGCTCGAAAATGTAGTCTCCGTTGGGCAGGCGCACGGGTGCGCCGGGATCGATCGCGCTGCCGTCCGACATGGCCAGTGGCACGGGATTGAGCATGGGCGAGCCATCGGGGAGCGTGACCGGATAGCCGTCTGCTCCGGCCGCTGGCGCCACTTCGGAGTTCACCAGCACGCGCGCCGGCCCCTTGAACGTGGACGCGCGCCGCACCCAGGAAACCTTGACTGGCGCCTCGTTGCGAATCAAGCCGGCCTGCCGCGCCTCTTGGAGGGTGCCGCGCACATTGCTCTGCGAAAGCTGGTCCTGTAGATACGCTTCGACCGCCTTCGACCGATCCTCGGAAGTCGTCCGCTGCGGCATGGCGGCCCAGAACGGTTCTGTGAGCAGTTGCACCTCATCCAGCTTGGACGCGAGCGTGCGCGTCCAGTGCTTGGGCAGGTTGAACGAATGATTGCTCGCCTGGAAGACGCTGCCCACCTCGCGCTTTCGGTCAGAGTAATCGCCGTCGTAGTGCCGCTGGTTGAGTTCGCGCCGGAACGCCCAGCTATCCTCGACCGAATCAATCCCCGTGCTCCACCGGCTCGAATGCAGGCTCATGCCGCTGGCCATGACCGCAGTGCCGCGGCTGGAATACATATTGAGCCCCATCTCCTGCCGGCACTCGTCGATCCGCGCGTGAACGTAGGACGCAAAGCGCGACTCCTGATCCGGCGTCAGGACGAGCGTCGTCTGATCGTAGACCGGCGGCGTGGGGTCGCCCGAAGGCTGTGCGCCGGGCAGCCCGAGAGTAATCGGTCCGCTTGGGCTAAAGCGCGCCGATGTGGGGTCCGGCGGTGAACCGCCTGAACCGGGCGGGAGGGAATTGGCGTCTGGTCCTGCGTCCATCTGCCGGACGCGCGTTTAGCGAAACTGGCGGCAGGTCAAGCCGATTCGGGATTGCAGGACTCGAACCTGCGATGTCGCGGTCCCAGGCCGCGCGCCCTGCCTCCGGGCTAAATCCCGGGAAAATTATCTGCGGACCTTGAGTAGTTTCGGGTTCGCTTTCACCGCAGCGGGCGAAGCCTTCCTCGATGCCGACGCCAATATTGCAGCCGCATTTTTCATGGGCACACCGTCTTTCTTGGCGATGGATTTTTGCGCGGTTTTAAAAGACATAAAGGTTTGAAAGATTGGTGGCAGGGGTCGGATTTGAACCGACGATTTTCAGGTTATGGGCCTGACGAGAACGACCAGACTTCTCTACCCTGCTGTTTTGCGAATACCAGACGCCGAACCACACAACAAGCTATTTTTGCGGGCTGCCGCGTAGTTGGATCGGTTGGCGCGCGCATCGGCGTGCCGGATCACCAAGTCCTCCAAGTAAAGCGACAAGCTGCGAAACTTGCCTTGCGTCATCCCTGCGAGCGCCATCTCGTGAACGGCCTCCTGCATCGTGAGCGTTGTGCGGATCGATTTAGACATAGTGCATCGGGCCGTCGTCTTGCAGGTTGTAGCGCTCGCTGAACGGCATGTCGTCGTAGGGATTGTCGTCATCGTCCAGTTCGGCTCGGACCGCCTCCCGCTCGTTTTCGCGCAGCGCCCAGTCAATCGCCGCATCGTGCTCCTGTTTGGTCAGCACCAGCAACTCCCCGACCGTCACGCCGGGAATGGTCGTGTCCCCGTTCTCGACCTTCGTCACGCGCGCCTCGTCCAGATCGACGTTTCCGTACCGGTCGATTTCCAGCACTTCGATTTGCGTCGTGACGAGAAGCTCCTCGCCCGCCGCGTTCGTCCTGTAGGTTTCGTAGATCATGCACGAAAGATGCAGTTTGACGCCGATTGATGCAAGAGGTTTTTACGGCCACGACGCGCCGACGATTTCCGCGTCGGTGAAAAGCGCGGCGCCGGTGTCCACGTCGTAGAGTGATGTTGCCGTCGCGTCGTCCGCATACGCCCAAAAACCACCAGGGGTACTTGGCGTGCAGGTCATGACGACGGGGTCGGGCGCGCTCAAGGTCTGGTAGTCTCCATACGCTTCCCCTACGCTGGAAAAATAGTAGCCAGGGACTACGCCCATGGTCACGCCGTCCACAATAACGGTCATCGCCTTGCTCAAGTAGCCCGGGCCGCCGGGAGAAGTGCCGGAGTTGTATTGCAACTCGAAATATGTGCCTCCGACTCCGAATCCCCCGCCGTCAAAAGAGGCGCTGGCGGCAAAACCCGGTAAATACAGACCGGTCGTGGAATCGTAAGTCAGGCCGTCCACACAGGGACCATAAAGGAATGTGGAAAAAAGACCCAGTGCCGATTGGCCAGAAGCGAACTGATCGCTCACAAAAGCGCTAAAGTCTCCGGTTACCACTCCGGGGGGGGCAACGGGCGTGGAAATCGTGAATGCAGTCGGAACCACCATGCTGCGTTCCGTGTCCGGAATGGCATTATAGCTAAAGTCGATGGGGCTGTACCCGTAACCGAAATACTTCCGCGCAACATTGGTGACTCCGAAATCTCCGAAAGTGGCCGTTTCCCCGGTGTCAAAATCCGTGTCTGTAACTGTGCCGAAACTTACGTTTACGTCCCACTGGGCAACGCGCCAGTACCACTTCATGGCCTGCGCGAGTGTCAGACCGGAGGCGACGCCACCTGTGGAAATTAGGCCATCTGGAAATAGGCCAATGTGGCGGCAGCGGGACATGGCGAACCCCTTACCCTCCCACGACTGACGCTCCATCGGGCAGAACGTAGACCGGTACGTCGGCGTTGACCAGGACAACCGCGGGCAGGCCGTTGGCCGCGCAGTTGAACCAGTTGGGGCCGAGCGCGCCGCCGCCATTCTGCCCATTCTGCCCGGTTCCAGTTAATTGATCCACAATTCCGCCCTGACTTCCCTGTGTCACGCCAACTATCACCGGGTCCTGTTGAGATTGATTCCTATGCGGCGAACCAATGGGTTGCGCATTCACGTCGCGGCCAACTGGGGCAAGCGTGTCAACGGTGGGCAACGGCTTCGAAGCGCTTCCACGTAGAGCCGCCATTGCTTCATCGTCTGATAGAATGTCGTCAGCCATATTATTATCACTGTAGTTGTATAGCAACCGTCTCCTTGAGCATCAGACCGTAGTGATAGTCGCGCACTTCGCTCTTGAAAATTCTGGTCCAGGCAGCAGCAGCCACCTCAGCAAGATACCCCGTGACGGTCGGATTCGTAGCTGGGTACGCATAGGAATCTGATCCACTGGTAAGAGTAAGATCGCTATCGCAAAGGAAATCTTCGATGTGCGCGGCGCTGAAATCAATATACCCTCCAACGATTGGAGGTGTCTCGGCGTCTGGTAAAAACCCGGGCCCAGACCCGAATGTGCGCGTAGTCCGCGTGCTCGCAACATAGTTTCGAGCCTGGTCTCCAGTAATGAGATAGCCAGTTCCGAAAGCGTAAGCATTGGAAATTAGCAGCGGGCGGTGAAATCCGGCGGTCCCGTAGGTGTATGGGATTGTGATTGCCAATGGAATCAACAACTCGCGAACTATCTGGATTGAACGCAATGCGTCCAAGGGATGAAACTCTGTCACCGATCCTGCCGTTCCAACCGTGTACGGATTCGCGTAAGTTGGAACAGTTGTCGCGTCGATAATCTGTTGCGTCTCGCGCATCAGAACTTGTAACTCTGGGTCGAACATCGCAATGCGAGTCAGAACGGGAAAAGAGTCTCCATTGGCCTTTCTGGCCGTGCGAAGCAGTAGTCCGTTGCCAAGAGGTTGATCTTTGTATCCGAGCATCTGGAATGGCAGTGGACTCGGGACTGCCGCCGCCGCCGCCGAACCCGCCAAAATCGTCTGCTCGTACTCCGTGACTGCGCCCCCATCAGCATCCTTCGCGATTTGGTCCACGCCATCTAGTATCGGCAGGGCACCTGCATCAGTGGAAAATCCCAGGTCGTTAAATGTCGTTCCTCCAACAACCGCTGAACCCGCAAGGCTCTCCGTCGTTACCAAGGCCTCGTACTTGTTGCCTTCCTTCGGCCGCACAGTGCTCTTGAGCACACCAGCTCCGGTTGCGGGCACCGCCGGAGTGCTCGTTGTATCTACGGTATCAATCGTGGTCGTGGTTCCAACGCCAGCCAGAAAGCGGGCAGGGATCGGGAGCGCCTCATCCTGGGCTTCGTTGAGTGTTGGGTAAGACTCGACGGCGACCGTACGGATCTCGTTATAGAGCGCATCAATGGCCTCCGATGTGCTCGCGATCACTCCGAACCCCGTTTCGGCAATCGCGGGGTCGGGATACGCCATTGTCGGGTCCGACAGGAGGATCACCGCATCCGTGACAACCGCCGACTGTCCGCCAGCCGTGTTACTCATTTCGCCGCCCGTCAGAACCGGAAACGGGCCGCCGGGCCGCGTCACGTTCGTCTTCGTACCCTTGAGCGTGTTGATCGCCTTGACGATGCTCGAAAGAATGACGTCGCTGATGGCGTCCGGCTGAGTGACGCTCGGGTTGGGATCGACCACTTGCACCGTCGTCGTCAGCGTGTCGTCGCCCAAGAACTTCGCCGGGATCAGAGACAGAAACCGGGAGATGCGCGTGTTCTCCGTCGAAGTGACGAGGCAGCCCGGCAGGATTTCGTACTCGATGGTAACGATCAGAACCTCCGGCGCCTGCGGGTCGGGTTCCTCGCCCTGGTCGGTCAGCACCAGCGTGGAATAGCCGGGAACCGGACAGGCTGCGTGTCCAGCGAACGGCGTGTACGAACCTTTCGCCACCCGATATTTCCACGTCACCACCGGGTAGGAAGGGTTGCCGTACGGATACGTCACCGACACGCCGAGCCCCGTCTGGTCTGAATACGCCGGAAGGGGGTCGAACGTGGCCACGATCGCCGTCACCCGGGAGCTTTCGTTGGAAAGCGTCTTGTCGATCAGGATACCGCCCGTGACCGTGTCCGTCGAGCTGCCGATGGTAAGCGTCGGCACCGCGGTCGCCGGGAACCGGTATTTACGCTCGGTGCGCGGGTAGGAATTGGAGATGTACGGATACGTGATCGTGGCGTTCCACGCGTCCTGCTGGGCCTGGCTGCCCATGTTCTCGAAAACCTGCGTCACCCGCACGTACAGGTTGCCCCACGGGTCTTCCGCCTTCTCGGCGCTCTCTTTCGTGCAAAGCGCCGACGAATCGACGGGATCAGGCGTCAGCGCGGCCAGCGGCGCGTACGTGCTCCGCAACTCGAGCGACGAGCGCATGTAGATCGCGTGCGACGTCGATTCGGCGGTGTAGCTGATCGCCGCGTCGTAAAGCTGCTGGTTCTGCGGATTGGTCGCGTACGTGCGAACCACCAGGAGCGCGTTGTTGTCGCCCTTGGCCTTCTTCTGGTCGATCAGCGTGGCGGACGGGTACGTCTCGTCCGGCGTGCCGTAGGCGAGCGGCGTGTACCCGGCGACCGGCAGGGGGACGGTGCGGACGATAACCAGGTCCGCGATGACCGGCGTCGGGTAGCTTACGCCCGGGATGCCGAGGACGTCCTTCGGGGGATTGGTCGGGTCGTACCGATTCTGGTAGGGGCCTGGCATCGCGTGGGGGAGCCGTTTACGAAGACGGCGGCGGGGTCAAGGCGAAAGGGCGGCAGCACAAGCCGGTCCAAAACGTCCGTGGAATGACGGAATTAAAGTTCTGACAATTTAAATCCTGGGTACGCGGGAAGTGTGGAACCCACTTCAGAAACCTCGACAGACCCGTCGCGAGCGTGTTGAGTGGCGGGATGACTGAGATGATGACCGCCGCCCTCGCCCGCGAACTAGTCCGTTTTCAGCGGGAAATGGAGGACATCGCCAAGAAGATCGCCGAAGCGTGCGAGAGGGGTGACACACACATCTGGGAAGTCGATCTTTCGGCACGAACAATCCAGCGCATGATCGACCTCGGTTACACGCACCGGCGGGAGATGGTCGGCGTGTTTACCTCGAACGTTTTCGACTGGGGCGATAAATTCGCCAAACCTACGGCCTGAACGCAAACCGGCCGCCCCGCGCCGAAATCTGCGGCTTGAACGATTCGAGCTTCGCCCGGGCTTCTTTGTACTGCCGGCCGATCTCGGGAATCAGTTCTTCCCGCCGGAATAGCGGCGTACCCGTCATCCGTTGCAGGCAGTAAGGCACGAGGATCGAATCCACCCAGTCTCCGGGGATTGGCAGCATCGTGCCGGGGTCCGAGGAATCCGTGCCAAGGTCGGAAATGCCGATCGTGGGCGGTAGCAGCTTCGCCACGAACGTAAGCGCGGTCCCGTAGAGCGGAGCCGGGGCAATGCGCAGGAAGATCGGCAGGTAATTCACCGCGGCGTTGTAGCGGGATTCGGCCAGGAAGATTCTCGGGCGGCCAACCTGTACCGGCAGGCCCACCCAAAGGAAGTTGCGGTAGCTGATGTTGTCGAATTCGTCCCGACTCAGACAGGCTTGCAATGGCCGATGGTACGGGCCGGGGATAACGGGATCCACCACGTTGACGGGCTCGACCACGTTTTTGACGTTCGATGCGAGCTGCACGCTGTCGCAATAGACGACCGCGGGCACACCGGTCGCCGTAGTGCCCAAGTATGGCCGCAGGAGCGTCCCGGCACCGTCCACGAACTCGTTGGCGAACGCATCGCCTTGGATGACGACCGTGCATCCGTTCATCCAACTCACAAACCCGGTTGGCGTCGTCGTGGTGCTGCCGCTCGTGACGTTGATTGTGATGTTGGCCGGCGCGAACAGGTTTGCCCCTTGGCGCACTTGGGACAGCGCTGCCGGTCCCTGCTCGAAGATGTCCTGCATCGAGGCGTTGATAATGCCCGCGATGCCCGGAAGGTTGGCCGGCGTCAGGTAAATTAGGTTCGCGTCCGGGCTGACCGCGTCCGGGGCGGCCACGAGGCTTGTGACGCCCCAGTATTCCAGCAGGCGCATACACACCCACTGGCAACTTCCGTAGGTGGGGTTGGCCATTGCGGGTGGCCGTTTAGGAAAAGTGGGCGATGGTCAAGCCTCAAACCCGCTCCACTACCAGTACGCATCGACCAACAGAACTGTATCCCGTACCGGCATCGTCCCGGTTCCACCCATCAGCGTATGTGCATCTGGAAACGCGTTTTGCCTTCGCACCGTCAGCCGACTGGAAATCCGCTCCACGGCGCGCGTCTGGGTCGGCGTCCGCGACAACCTCGACATCGCCATGCTGGGCTAGCGCTTCTTCTAATTCCTTGATGAACTCGGAAATCTTCATGGCGGAGAAAGCGGAATCTGGCGACCTCCGCAAAGACAGCGGGGATCGATGCAGTGGTCGGAATGGTGGCGCGCCTTCCTATATCGCGATGAGATGACAGTCTCCGCTCGACCGCACCGCTCGCACTTGAGAATCGATTCGGTAATCGGATGAGATTCTAAGGAATCTTGCGCCTGCGTCTTACCCGTGTCGCTCATGGCGGCGGAGGCGGATTGAAGGCTGCGGCCATTAGCTCGGCGTTTTCGAGCGCACTGTATCGCTCTTGGTACTCTTGCACCATCCCGCGCCGTGCGTAGTGATTACCGCAGCCCCGGCGGATAATCCCCGTGCCGCCCGTCCCGTCATTGAGCGGAAGGGAGACGAGGATGACAACGGCATCGCAGTGCTCGCCCAGTTCGGCAACGCACCGGTCAACGAGGCTGGATAGTTCGGCGTCGGTCATGGGGCGGTCTGGGTGGGGCTTGGACTGGGAGCATCCCACCCGTGCCAGGTCAACACCGGCTCAATGACTTTCTGATGATCTACCGCCTTCATTCTATGCTCCAGGGAATCGACGCGCCTATTCAAGAGACTTATCACCGTTAAAAGCGACCAAAATACGAGTATAAGCAGGATGAAGATTGCGCATCCGCTCGATGGTTCATTCTCCTTACTCATGGCCCGCTCTCGTACCACCGCGTCTCCGGCATGAAGTTGACACCCGCCGAGATTGCCGCCAACCGATCCTCGTCCCGGTCGCCGATCATGCCGGTTTCGAGATTGCTTGCACCGTACCGGAACATGGCGAGCTTCAGCATCCCGCAGCCCGGCTTGCGGAACGTGCGGATGGACAAATCCTTGAATGTCTCGCAAAAGACGGTCTGGATTGATCCGTCGGGGCGAACGCAGAAACAACGCTTGCCGTCAGAGTCCGGCGAGAAGAAAACACTCTTGATCTGCGGCGCTAGTTCCATCGTGTAAACCATCGCATCGATGCACTGGCCGAGCGTCATGTAACCGGCAGCCACGCCAGCCTGATTCGAGCAGGCGATGATCGTGCAGCCCTTCCATCGTTCGAGGGCCTCTGCGGCTGCCGGGATGATCTCCTGGTCGAGAGGCTCGTTGATAAAGCCGTTCGGGCTGCTTTTCTTCCGGCGTACCGTCTGATCCAAGTCCACCAGCAGCAACTTGATCTCGACTGGCTCTTTCTGCTGGGGCTGGGGCGATTGCAAAATCACCCCGCCATCCAACCACGCCGCGCGTCGCCTGTCACCAAATTACTTTGGCGCCGCAGTCGCCCGATTGTCCTCGATGGCCTTGCGCATCTGGTCCGCGTCCGTGATGCCTTCGTACCCGGGCACGTTCTCCGTCTGCGCGATTTTCCGCAACGCGCGGAAATAGCCCTGCTCGTCGTTACGCGCGGCGTCAAGGTCGGGATGGACGGTTGTGACTGGTGCCGCCGGTGCAACGGTTGGGGGCGCCACCGTCCCCCGCTCATTCTCCGGCACCGAATTGAATCCCGCCTTCGCGGAATCGGTCGCAAGGTCCGGCAGCGTGCCGCCAGCCCGCGCGATGTTCGATCCCGCTTCCCACTCGATCTTGGACGCCTGATCCACACTGAGCGGTTGGCCGTCGTCGCCCGGCGGATGATTGGCCGTCACGTTCAGTTCATCCGCCGACGTTCCCGTCTCGGCCGGATCGATTGGCTCGCTCGGATCGACGCTCGACAGCGTGGCGAACCCGGCAGGAATACCCGCAGCGGCAGCGGCAGCGGTTTGCACGGGCCGCGCGCCTTTCTTGGGCCGCTTACCCGCCGCCAGCTTATCCTTGGCGTCCTGGATAAACGTCGAAGTCGCGGTGTCGCCCGGCTTGTCGGAAACCGTGCGCGTCTCGGCGACATGAACGAACTGGCTGATGGGAATGAACGTCGTCCCGGTGCCCACGCCGGATGGCCGCGTCCGATAGGCCGGCACCAACTCGCGCGTAACCTGGATGATCTTTCCGTCCGGACCTTCCTCGGTGCGGTTCTCTTCAAACGTCGAAAACTCGCCACTGCGAATCTCGCGGATGAACCCGGCCTGAATCTCGTCCACCGTGGACATGACCGGAACCGGTTCCGTGCTCTCGGCAGGCGCAACCGGTTCTTTCGGCGTGGCGTCTTCCTCGAACTCCGGGATGACGACCATCCATTGCGTCTGCGGCATCGTTCCGTTTACGACGACGAACTTGCCCAGGCCGCCAATCCAGTCCTTATAATCGACTTCGAGGACGTGCGCCCGCCGCTTCTCGTCGTAACGGGCATGACCGAAAGCGCGGCCAGTCGGGCCGTAAATGACCGCAGGAGCGTTGCGGCTGTGATCCGCCACGCTGACCAGTAGAATTTTGTGAGACATGTTTTTGGGGGATCGGCCCCGGTCGCCTCCCCCCGAAAGCGACCGGGACCAACCTAGATTTAGTTGAGCGCCGGCGCGTTCGCAGGCAGGATTGCGTGTTCGAGAAGCAGGAAGTTCGGGTATCCGCCCGTCCAGTCGTTCACCACGCGGCAGCCCCACACCGCTTCCGAGCCCACGTACTTCGTCGAGCCTTCGTCCAACTCGCCCTTCTTGAGCGAGCCCATCTTCAGGTTGCTCGATCCTTCGTCGGCACCATTGAGCGAACCCACGCCCGAGCCGATCATGTTCTGACCGAAGAACAGGCTGTAGTTGAGGTACGTGCCCAGCACGTTGCATTGCAGGATCAGCGCGCCCACAACGAAGTTGAGCGTCTGCGCCTGTCCGCCGGGCGCCGCGATGCCGCCGACCTGGCCGCCCGTCAGCGTGATCTGCATCGAATCGTTGACCTGGTAGGGAAACACCCCGTAGGTGCCGTTCGGATTGATGATCGCAATGTAGTACGTGACGTTGTTCGTCGCCGCGAACACATCGCCGTTCCAGCACGTGTACGGCGATGCCTTGAAGTACCGGAAGTACTGCTTGGGCGCCGGGCCCGCCTGGACGGTCGAATTATAGCTGACGCCGCCGCCTTGGACCACTGTTCCGCTGGCCGCCGCCGTGATCGCCACGCCGAGCTTGGCACGCGCCCAGAACGGATTACCGATCGCGCCAACCTTCTGGTCCTTGTTATTCCACCGGTAGAGCCAGGTCGAATCCCACTCCTTGATTGCACCGGTGAACAGCGCGTTCTGGTCACCGCGGATATCGCCGCCCGTAACTGCCGCGAGATATTTCGGATCTTGGCTGAAGCTGCCGAGGGAGACCGACTGGATCAGGCCCATGTACCGCAGGCGTTCCGATCCGGAGCCTTCCGTCTCGACGTTCATCGGCGAAGCACCCAGGCCGGGCAGAATCTCGTTCACGCCGCTGACCATCGCTGTGGTGAGCAGGCCGTTCGCATTGGTCAGAGCGGCCGTGCCAGATACGCCGAGCGGCCACACCAGATTCGGCGCGCCCGCAGTCGTGTAGCACACGCTGCGCAGGTTCATGCAAATGTCCGACGCGCGCCGGCGAGCCATGACGGCTGCCAGATCCCGGTTGACGCGTTCCATGAACACGCCGCCCTGCATGGTCTCGGACTCCGCCGTAACGGTCCATGCGACCGAAAAGTAGGTGCGCCCCACTTTGATCGCGAAGTTTCCCGGCACATACTGCATGTCGTTGCCCTGCCGGGTGCCGTCTCCGAACGTGCCCTGGCCGTCGAGGCCGGAGAGCAGCGGGACGTTGACGAGCGTTCCGTGGACCTTCTTGGTATCGAGGATTTCGAGGATGGCTTTCTTCTGGTCCGACTTGCCCGTCATGTTATCGACGAACGGGTTTTCCTCGTACTGCATGTCCTCGTTTAAAAACAAGGTCTGCGTCCAAAGCACCTGCTCGACCGCAGGCGTGTCGGCGACCATCTGCGCCTTGGTCAGCGCATTGGCTTCCGGGTAACTCAGGCCGAGAACGGCGCGGTTGGGCTTCGAAACCGCGAACGCCCAGAGAGCGACCGGCAGAAGCGTGGCAACGAATGGATTTGCGCCCGCGCCCGCCAGAAGACCGGCAAAGCACAGGGACGCGGCGACCGCCAGGGTTGCGTAGAGCAGCCCGGCGACTCTGGCTACCCGGGTGCGGGAGCCGAAACGGTAAAGGAACGGATTCATGGATTTGTGTGAAAAAACTGACGGTTTGGTTTTGCGAATTGACCGAAAACCAAAGAGAGGAAGAATCCGTACCTACCGGGCGCTCTTTACGCGGCAGCTTGCCGGTCGTAGAACGAACGAAGGAGGCTATTGGCTTCTTTCGCCTGCCCCTTGGTGAGACCCGCTGCCGCTTGCGCGAAGCTGGTCGGTTGAGATTGCCCGTTCGCCTGGCTTTTATTGCCAGGGGCGGGAGTCACGCGGCGCGCGGCAGAGACCGGCACCGGTGCGGCTTTGGGCTGAGGAACGGCAGGCGTGGCGGCAATGGACGCGACCTTGAGCGAAGCGAGTGCCGACTTGTAGTCCGGGTATTTACCCAGCCTGGACAATTCCAAGGCTGTCTCGTGGACGGCAGCCTTCACGATTTCTTCCGGGGCTTCTGGCGATCTCATGATCCGCGCCATCTCGGGATCGGCGGTCCACTCGGCGAGCTTCGCGTTCGCGTTCTTGCAGAGCAGGCTCTTGGGGTCGGTCAAGCTCGGATACGTCCGGTAAGCCGTCTCGACGCGCGCCTTGCGGTCCGCCTCGAAGGCTTGATCGGCGGTCTGTTGCTGCGACTTGGCCGATTGATCTTCCTGAGCCTTGGCGAACTTCAGGTCTCCCTGGAGCCCGGCCCGGGCGAGTTTCAAATCACTCAGCTTTTCGCGCTTCTCGTCGAACTCCGCCGTCAGATAGTCGTCAGTGCCGCGAGCCGCGGTGATCTCAGCCTGCAAGGCTTCAATCTCCGTGTTGGTCGTGGCGATGCTGGCTTCGATCTGCTGGCTGGCTGTCGCGGCTGGTTGGCTGGCCGTCGTGCGCTCCATGCCGGGAATCTTCGCCGCCGCTTCAGCACGGAAAACGTCCGTGGCTTCTGCGAGCGAGATATTGTCCCGCTTGGCGATTGACGCGATGGCGATGTCCACCGGGTTCTTGAGCCGGGGCCGCATCTGCTCCCGAACGGCTTCGATCTCGGCAGCTTCGTCTTGAGCGGCTTGCGCCTGCTCGGGAGTCGGTGTCGCATCGGCCGCGGCAACTTCTGCCGTGACTGCCGGCGGTTCCTCAGTCCTCAGTCCATCGGAGACCACTTGCCGGTCGTAGAAGCTTTTGAAGGCTTCCCGTTTATCGGCCTGCAATTTCTCGCGTGACGAAGGAGATCCTACCACCTCGACCGCCGCTTGCGCGGACTCGCCGGGTGCCGTTGCTGGTGTGATTGGATCGGCTTGCGCCTGATCGGTTTCGAGTGCCATTGAGGGCGCTCGTTTGCGGAAATGCTCGACTTGTAAAGCGGATTCGGTAAAAAATTACAAGATGGCCGGAACATACCGGGAGACCGCTGCGGACTACTTGCAGAACGTGTTGGAGGGCGAACTTCCAATGCGGGGCGCTACTAGCGTTGGAGCGTCACCAACATTCCCGGTCGCCACGGAGCGCGCGGTTGACCTTTTGTTTCGTGCGGAGATTTGGAATCGCCGCACGAAGGGGTTGCACCCCTTGGTTATAGAGCGGCATGACAGATTCCGTAGGGCGCTCAACATGCGGGAGTCTGGGCATACCCTCCGAGAGATTTCCGAGGCGCTCGGCGTGAGCAAACAACGCATTAGCCAGATGCTAAGGTGGTACGTTTGGATGCTTCACTCGCAACATGGATGGCAAACCCAAGTTCGAGGGATGGGAAAGAAGCGCACCGTTGGTTGCCGACCTCCAATTCCACATCCAGAGCCAAAAGCCGTACGGGTGAAGAAAGTTTGCTTCCAGTGCGGCGGGTCCGAGTCCGGAAGGTACCTCCCAGTCAGTTACCCCGGCCACATCCGGGACGTTTGCGGAACATGTTACGACGAGATATTCGCTGGATGTCGGTAACGCACTTTCGCGTTACATCCGCCTCTTGCGCGTAACGCTACGTCGCCTTCCGTTCCCGATGCGCCGCTACGCGCTGGCGGGTCAGCTTGCGCCTCCGCGTCTCGCTCGCCCGACGAAGCAACTCCCGCAGTAACTCGATCTCGCCCAGCCCGTGAATCACGTTCGCCTTGTGCCGGACGCCGGGGCTCCGCTGCTTGCGCATCCGCTGGCCCACCGGGTCCAGTCTATTTAGCGCCTCGGTCAGCCGGGCGTTCATGCCTTTGGCATACCCATGCGGCAGGCTGTCGGTCGTGTCGGCGAGCGCGCTGCGCATTGGTGCGGATGCTATTGCGTGCTGGCGATATTCGTCAAGCCTCACCGTCCGAACGCTGTCGCAAACGTCGGCCCTGATGCGGCCATTGCGGGCGCGGGGGCTACCGGGACGCGCGGTGGCGCGGCAGTCTTGATGCTCTTGGCCTGCGCCTTCGCCGCATCGGCCGCGCCGCCGTTTATCCGCGCGAGTTTGGCGGCGTCGGCGTTGGTCGAGAGCAGGTCGTTTGTGTACGTCAGGAATTTCACCGCGTTATCGACGTTGTCCTGCTGGGCCTGCGCGTAGAGCTTGGCGTCACCGGCCGAGAGTGACTTCACGAACTCCTGCTCGCGGTCGGCGCTCCCGGCGAACATCTCAGGCCTCACGTACTTGCTCCCGTCGCGCCGGTCGGTCTGTATGTTCACCGCGCGTTCGATCTGTGGAATACTCTTGCCCCGGCCCAGCAGCCATTGCACCTCGGCCTGCGAAGATTTTTCTTCGTCGTTGTCCAATGCGGCCCGGAGGGCTGTGTATTCGCCCGCCGAATCCGTGCCCACCTTGTCAGCCCGGAACGGTTGGGCGAGCGCGAACATCTGAGAGCGGGGCGACTGCGCGTAGGACACCTTTGCGCCGAACGATTGGAGCAACTGCTTTTCCACGCTGCCAGGCTGGCGACTCAGGCGATACCCAAGCGGCGCACGCGGGTCTTTCTCCATGACCGACCCCAATGGTATCGGCGATGGCAGGGCGTCTACCGCGGCCTCGCGAAACCGGTCCGTGTTGCTCAAGAATGGGCGCCCGGCGTAATCGCGTCCCGTCAGCGCGTCCTTCACGCCGCGGCCAATCGGAGAGAGTTTGTTGCTGAGGATGTGCGTCGCCACGTCCACGGGGTCCTCGTGCTGGGCTGCGTACTTGAACGCCGCGTGCGCGTACTCGCCCGCGATCTCGAAGGGATCGAACCAGAAGCCACGTTTGCCGCCGGGAATGAAGGCGTCGAGCTTGTGTCCGTCCTCTTCGTTGTCCCAAGTAAACTGCTTGCGCGACAGCCAGTTGATGACTTGATTTGCCAGGAACAGGCTCGTGAATCCAACCGCCATTGCTCGAGCCGCGTTGCCAAGGCGCAACCGCCGCGCCCGCGTTCCGCGTGGAACATTGGCGTCGTCCTGCGGGCCAATCGGCGCACCGTTCGGGCCGCCGGGCGGTCCTGGTGGTCCCTTACCGCCGCCGCCGCCAGCCGGAGGCACTCCGCGCACCGCGTCATAGGCCGCGCGCCCGAACTGCCCGTAGGCTCGGCCCTCGTAACGCAACTGGCTTTCCGCCCATTGCGGCGCCAGAAAAACCAAACGCGCGATGTCCTGAAACGTCTTGTTTTTGAACAACCCCTGATTTTGCAGGTTGCCGAATAGCTCGTTCATCTCCTTGGCCGTCTGGCGCGCGTTCTCCTGCTGGCTGCGCTCGGGGAACTGCTTGAGATTGCGCTGGTAGTTCACCAGCGCCGTCTGGACCATCGCCGACCGCGAGAGCTTCGAGAAAATCCAGTCGTTAACCCATTGCATCCCCGGGATGTGAGCGTGCGCCTGCTGGACCAAATTGTCCGCCACGCGGCCCACGTTTAGCCCTTCGTTGACCAATTCCTCGAACTGCGGGCGATTATCCCGCGCGTAATCCGCCTCGCGCTGCGTGATCTCGCCGCTGGCGACCGCCCGCGCGTTATCGGCATCGGTGCGCTCGATCAGCGCCAGACCGTTGCGGATATTCACCTGTGGCTTGCCGTTGACCATCGTGAAAGGCAGGCCGCCGCCGCCGGTCGCCATCTTGTAAAGCTGCCGGCCAATGTGGAACGTGTCGCCAAACAGCGTGTAGACCTTGACCGTTGCAGCCGCCTTCAAGAGCGCCCGGAACGCCGCGACCCGCCGCACAGCGCTGTCCCCGTACAGGTCTTTAAAAAGATGGGCGAACTGATCGTGAATCGGCACTTCGCCTGCGGTCGTGCGGACGCTCGTGTACCCCTTCGGCGTCACGCGCTCGGTCTCGCCGCTCAGAACCTTTCGCTGCTCGAACTTGCCGACGATCGGCTTTCCATCGGTAGGCGAAGGCGTGGCCTTGAGCGCATTGATGAACGCCTTGTGCTCCAGGATTCGCGTTGCCGCGCTGATCCGGTGCCGGTCCAGGTCGGCCAGGTCCGTGCTCTTGGGCGGGTATCCGGCCTCGATTGCATCGGCCAAGGACTCAAACACGCGGCCCTTGGCGAAGTAGCGGGATCCTCCGGCATTGCCCGTTCCCATCGAAAACAGCGGATTGGGCAGCAGGTCTTTGACCGCATCGGGCAGGCCGAGCTTGCGCGTCACGTAGTCTATGACCTCGCCCACGTCAACGCCGGCCGCCCGCAGTTCGGCCAGGTTATCCGCCATGATCTTGTCGTGATTCGCGCGGGCAGCCTGAAGGCGCGGGAAGTTGGAAATCGCGTGATCGATGACCGGCACGTACTTCTTGGATAGCTTTGCATCCTTACTCGCCGCGACCTTCGCGCGGAAGTCCAGAAGCTTCGGCGGGTCGCCCCCGGCCTCGATGACGAACGGCATCGCCTCGCGGTCCGATTTGTCGGGCAGGTCCTGCCGGATCGACGAAGCAACCTGCTCGCCGGCCAGCTCCGCTTTCGTGTGCGCCGCGTCGTATCCGGCAGCCACAAGGTCTTTGGACCCGCGGGCCGCGTATTCGTCGGCGACCTGGTCGAACGTCGAACCGAAGATCGGCATTGATGCGCGCAGTTCGTTGCCGCCCGACATACCCTCAACGACCGGGTTATTGAGCATGACGCGGGCGAGAATGGCCGCAGCCTTATCCTCTGGCATGAAGTAGCGGCTTTCATAACCTATGCGCTCGCTCTGCATTCCCAGCGGCGTCAGCGCGCGCGGGTCGACCTTCAAGTTTTGCAATTCCAACCGGCGATCCTGGTATACGGACCGGCGCGTAATAGTGGTCCCGTTCGCCAGCCGCACTCGCCCCCCATTGGCTAAAAGATGTTCAATAACCCGCTCTGGCGTGACTGCGGCGTTCTGTTGTGCAACCTGGAAGTCTCGCAGCAAGGGTCCGATTGTCTCTTCACTCTCGCGACGGCCAAGAATCCGCTCGCCGTTATCCAACGTGATGCGCTGAACTGATCCAGCACCCTTGAGTCGAGCCCAGATGGGCAGGAGCGCCCCGGTAATCATGTGCGCGGTCTCGTCGTAGGTCTTTGGCGTCCGGTCAATCGCCTCTTGAATCAAAGGCTTCGCAGCATCGGAAGTAACGGGCTCGTACTTGGAATCGGAATACTCGCTGACGTCGTAAGGCAGTGCGTCGCTGACGCCGTACTTGTGGTTCATCAACATCAGGCGCAATTCAACCTTGCCGCTCTTGGCCGTGACGTTGCGCTCGCCCAGATTTGCCCAGACCATGCCGCTTTTCCTGTTGCGTACAAACCCGCTCTTCGCCCCGCGCTTGAGCATCTCATTGACGGTCATTACTCGCGCGGGCTGCGTCAGTTGAACCCGCTGATACTCCGTTTTTGCGCCCGTCCCAGCATCGGTGTGCAATAGGCTCTTTTGGGTGACTTCAGCGTTAAGCGCCCGGATTGTCTCCATGCCGGTATCCAGCTCGCCGCGCTGACGAGCCATTTCCACGCGGTCAGTCATCCGCTCAAAAAACTCATCCCAGACGCGATTCATGTCGGCGACCTTAAGGTTGAGCATTCGGTTCAGGAACGTCTTGACGTCGGGTTCCGCACTCAGAAGCAGTCCCATTTGCGCCTGGAAGTCCGCTGCATCCACGCCAGGGACGTGATCCCGCGCGATGTCTCCGTATAAATCGCGGATGGCGTCCCGCGAGTATTCAGTCTCCAGGTTGTCCGCCGCCGAGAACATTCCCTGGCTGGAGCTGTCACGCTGACCCTTGGTTAAAGCTCCCAGGCTTTCCATCCGACGCGCGATAGTGGAGATGAACCGCTTCTGTGCGTTCAGATTGGTAGAAACCAACCTGTAATTGGGTGGCTGCGCCTGGTTGGATCGATGGGTTCGGCCCAGCCCTTGCACCGCGCCGTCCGCACGCCAACCGCTTTGGAGAATGTAATGCTGGCGCAAGCGCTGATTCTTGGCGCTCAGGTCGGCGTGATAACTCTTGCCGGTTCCGCCGGCCGCAGAGAACACCAGGATTCGCTTTTTGTCTGCTTGGAAGGAATCCGCGTCGGCCTCGCTATGAGTCTTTCCCCACGGCTCTTGCACCATCCTTTCCACGCCGTTCTTGTCCTTTTTCTTTACGACACGCCGGGTGCGCCCAGTGACCTCCGCCACATTGTCTGTGCCGAAGTGATTTATAATCATGTCGAGCGGGTTCTCAGGAACTCGAAGGGATGCCAGGCTGTCGAGCATCTGGTCGCGCATCGCGACGGCCTCGGCGTTCTGGATTGGATTTCCCTCGCTGTCTTTAGCCGGACGCGTGCGCACATTGCCTTCCTCGTCCGTGTATTCTTCGTACTGTTGGGTTGGGAACCCGCGCTGGATGTAATCCATGAGCCCCTGCCGTGGCGTAAAGTCCAGGGTTTCAAGATCAACTTCCTGGTCATCTTCTTCGGCCTGCTTCTGTTTTTCTGTCAGGATGCGCGCGAGTTGCGCCTCGTTTGTATTGGTCAGTTGAATGACCGGCGACGAACCGGCCTTCAGGTCTTCCTCCAACTTGTCAATCACACTCGGCATCTGCATCGCCGTCATCACCTGGCTGAAAAACCGCTGGTGCGTTCCCCAGAACTGGCTGCGTGCTTGCGATACTGCGTTACCATTCTTGGCCTGCCCGGTCACCCCCAGGGCCGAGTCCATGTTGGCCAGAACAGTCTGCCAACCGCCGGCTAGTTCGTCGTAAATTTCGGTCTGATCGGTGCTTAGCTTGTGCTCCAATCGCTCGAATGTAACGCCGTGGTAGGATATGGACCGGGCCATATAGAGCCCCATTGCCTTGAGATCACGCGCAACCATCTCCATCGCCGCCACGCCGGCGCCTTCAATCGAAGAAATAAATGGACCTTTGCCGCCTTCAAATGCGGTTCCCGGCCCCCAAAGGCCAAGCCGTTCAGCGTAGGAGAGATTCGACACCTCCGTTGCACCGGTCGCCGACACGTAAAGGATGCGCGCCTTCGGGAGCGCCTTTTGCAGTTCAACCCCCGCGAGCGCCCGCTGGCTCGGCTTCTTCATGCCGCGCGCGCCACGGATGGATACTGCATTACCCATCAAGTGCGCCTCATCGAACGCAATCACGCCGTCGAAGTCTGGACCCAGCCACTTCACGATCTGATCCAGCCGGCTCGCCGCAATCTCCTTTGTACGGCTGACATAGCGATTGTGATTGATCTCGGCGTGCATGAGACTCACCGCTTCGCCCGTCACCACGTTCACCGCTGGATAGGCAGCAGCGTCTGAGCCTCCAATGCGCAACACCCTTTTCCTTCCGGTAATCCTAAAGTGGACCTTGGGATTATCTATGCCGTCATCTGGATTCGAGGAAAAAGGGTTCACCGGCATGACGACATCTCCCGGCGATAGATATCCTCGATCCCTCTCTTGCGCGGTAATTCCTTGGCTCGTCGTTCGCGCTAGTGTGGAATATGTGGAAAACAAGACGCCCTCTTTTTGTCCAATGATATCTCCACTCTTTATTTTGGAATGGTCAATGAGTTGATCCTTACCCAGTCCTACGCCTTCCATGTCCCGCTGCGCGTCTTTGAAAAGACTCGAGTTGTACGAAATCCAGACCGCTTTCTTTCGGCCTTGGTTCATGTTGTCCATCAGGGTTCCGGCGATCTCACGGCCCTTTCCGACACCCGTACCGTCTCCGATGAAAAACCCGCGGCGGCTGCCATCGGGCAATAACTTGGAATGCGACTCGCCTGCCAGGACGATGTTTTCGAGTTGCGCGTCCGACAGCCTCCCATCGGCAATCAACTTGCGGTCGATCTTCGGCTTGTACGTCGTGGCCGGCGGATTGATCGACGCCATCGCCGAACTCTCAGCCAACGGCGCCGGGTGGGCCTTTGCGCCAGCAACCTTTACGGTCGGCTGATACGTGTCGAAAACAGTGTCCGGCGTGTCCTTGTCGTGGGCGATCTTTTCGTGCGTGCTGACGTCAGCCGCATCGACCGGCGTCAGTAAACCTGTTCGGGCGCTGGTTGCTGGTTTTCCTGTACCACCGACAGGAGTTGCTCCAGAAGCTCCTGGGCGAACTCCGAGAGCGTCTTGGTCTGCACGAGCCTGCTCGCTGTCAGGCCGGCGCGATTCAGTAGGCTCTGGGCTTTGTTCTGGGGCATCAACAGGAGCGCTTGGACTTCTGCTTCCGCTTGCTCCGCCAGGTCGGGCCGAACTTTCACCTTGTCCGGTTCGTCCAGGGCGAGGCGTAGCACTTGGAGCGCTGCTGGCTGGCCGTGAATCGGGTCGAACTTCGCTTGGAGCAGGAGCTGGCGCGCCCGGATGTTGATCGGAGATTCTTGCTGTGCTTGGGCGCCCATCACGTACACCTTGGAGCAGCGCGGGCAGTTCGTCAACCTTCTGGACGGACCCACCGACCAGTTCCTGTCCGACAACCGGCGCAACTTTGTCGATCACCAGCAAGCGGTTGTCGAAGGTGGTGCCGTACTTTTTGTACTCGTCGCCGGAAATTTCGATGTTGGCGCGCACCTGATTGCTCGCGGCGATGCGCTTCCACCATTCGCGGAACGTCGGCGCGTCCATCGCCATGCCGCGGCCCACGATTGCCACGAGCCTGCCGCCTGGTTGCAATCGCTTGAGAGCGGCCTCGATATGGCGAGCGCCAACCATCAGGTCGGTTTTGCCGCCCATCCGGTCGCCGGCTTGCGAAAATGGCGGGTTCATCACGACGACCGTAGGGCGAACGTCAGCGGGCAGGATGTTATTGATCTGTTCTGCGTCCTCGTTAAAGAACCGGTCGAAAGGCAGTGTCTTCAGGAATTGCAGGCGCCGCGGCGACAGTTCGTTGACGACCACCTGTGCGCCGGCCGCTTTGGCGAACGCAGCCAGTCCACCAATGCCCGCCGATGGTTCGAGCATGGTGTCTCCGGGCTTCAGATTGGCCACCCAGTTAGCAAGGAAGGCGTGCGTGGGCGGTGTCGAGAACTGCTGGAAATTCTCCATCTCCTCATTACGCTGGCGGCCTTGGGTTGGAAGATTGTCGAGCAGGAGCGTTTGCAGGTCTTGGATGGTGCGTCGCGCCGTAGCTACATCGTCGGAGCCTTCAGGGTTGGTTAATCCGCGCCGCGCGATGATCCACCGGTTGACCGCCAGCTCTAGCGAATCGGTCGCGTCCTTGAACGAGTAGGCGCCGCTCGCCTGCGTTCCTCCGAAAGCCATGTCCGCATCGTCGTATAGTTGTTGCAGGCTGAACGGCTGCTGTTTGGCTAGTCGTAGCCCCACCCAATCGGCAAGAGCGCTCGCGCCTTTTTGCATGTCGCTCTGGCTGATCGGCGCGGTTGCCGGAGTCTTGGCCTCTACGAGTGCGGCTTTTGGAGGACCGATGATCTGGTCGAACGTGCCGTGCTCATCTGCGGTCAAGTACTCATGATGACCTGCGCGATACAGTTTCTCCGGGCTGTCGATGTTGAACCCGCCGCCGGGACGCAAGCCAACGGATTGAGTTGATCGCGCACCGTTTTCGTCCACGGACCGAACGCCTCGCTTGTCCTCGAACACGTTATTTCCAGCGCGGTTCTGGCCGATGAAATCCGGCTTGGACCGATTGAAGAAATTCTCGGGATCGGCCTTGGGGGTAGTGGCAACCCGTGAATCGGCGCGCCGCTTCCATTGCTGACGAAACTCTCGGATTGCGTCCGCCCTTGCATCTTCTTCAGAAGGTCCGCCCCCAGACACGGAAAGCCGACCGCCCTGATTCGTGTTCGCGAATGCTTGAAATGGATGCTTTCCGGCGCCCACTTCCTTCTCGGACGATTTTCTAACGCTTACCTCTGGGGTTGGAATGTCGTCCGCCGACTTGCCCTCGGCAGCTTTCAGGTGAGCTAATGCCGCCTCCATATTCCCAACTTCACCGCCTCCAGGACGGAACCAAGCTCCGCGCACCAGTGAATAACCAGCAGCAAGCAATCGCTTAAAGTCCTCAACCCTTTGACTGGGCCTCTTCTGCGGGGATGATTCAGGTTTGAGGGTGGGAGCCTTCCCTTCTTCCTCCGCTTCCAGACGCGCGAGCCATTCGGGATGTGCGTCGGCAAGTGCGGCCATCTTGTCACTGAAGTGTTGCGAGCCGACGTGGAGCCTCGGATCGTACTTGTTGCCCTGCTTGAACGCGTCGCGGTACTGAGCCGCGAATTGCTCGTAGGTAATCTGCGGTTTGGCCGGTGCGTCGATCTTGCCGTAAATCCCCGCCTTGCGGGCCTGCTCTTTGAGCGCGGGGCTAAAAGGTGTTTCCGTCGTTCCCGGGAGCGCCATTTGCTCGCGGTCCTGCTTGGCCTTGGCATCAGCAGTTGCTTTAGCCGCTGCCTCTTTTGCGCGTTGCACTTTCTCGTGGTCGGTCCCGGTCTCGCCCGTTAGCGTCAGGTCTTCGGTTTGCTTGGACAGTAGGTCGCCCTGATTTTCATTGCGGCGAAGGGTGGGGACATTGTCGTCAGGCTTCCAGTTTCGCACTTCCGCCTTAGCTTCAGCACCAAGCGCTTCGGAGAGCAGGTAGGACCGCAAACGCTCAACCTGTGCCGGGTCTCGCGCCGTACTCATCACGCGGTCAACATCGATTGCGCGAAGTTTTTGCGGGCTGTCCGCCGCTACGTGTAACCAGTTTCGGAACTGTTCGCGCTCAGTCAGCTTGTCGGGCGACACCGGCGATTCGACCACGGGTTTCGTGGCCCTTTGCATCTTCTGGACGTAGATGACGCTCCCGCTCGCGATCCTCTGAACTCCATATTCGCTGTGGTCTTCGAGCGTGACATCCAGACTCTCCGGGTCCACATCGATCACCTTGAGCTTCTGGCCTTCGACCGTGATCGTGTCGCCCACGGCAAGGTTGCCGGCGTGAACAACCTTGTCACCCTTCTTCTCCGTGCCGGTGTCGCGATGGAAGCGTTCGGCTTGTTTCTGCTCCAACGCCTGCCGGGCATTCTCCACGCGCCCGCTCTTGCGCGACTGCATCGCCTGATCGATGGCCGCGTACATTGCGCCAATGGTCCCGTCGCCTATTGCGTGCTCGCGGTAGAGCAATTCAGCCATCTGGTCCGCAGCCATGCGCCCGCCGAAAACCGCAGACTGGTAAATGCCCTTCAGATTCGGTCTGTCGTCGTAGTCTCCCGCAGCGCCGCCGATAATGCCCTTGCCCTTCGCGATGCGCTTGGCCGCAGTGCTGCCTTGGATGCCGCCTTGGTCAACAATGTAGTCGATCACGTCCGGCTGATCGCCAACCGGCGCGTACGGGATGCGGAAGGTCCGTTGCTTTTTCTCAGGCACAGGCTTTTCTTTATGGCTTGCAACCTCTGGCTCGTCAGCTTGACGCGGCGGCGGACGTGGTAATGCAGCAGGAGTCGGAGTCTCCGCTTGCTTACGTTCGCTCGCTGGTGTGGCAACGGATGGCGACGATGGCGCTGGCTTCGCGGCTGGCGCGAGGTGCTCCATCCGGGCGTACTGAGCCAAGACCGCCGCGGGCTGGGGACCGTCCAGAGCTTTGAGCAACGGCGCAACCTTCTCCGGCGGCTGCCAGAACTCCTCGGGCAGCTTCTCGCCCTGCTGGCGCATCGCGTACCGGGCCATGTATTCCTCGGCCATCAGTTCGCGCTCGTGCGTGGCCGCCTGCTCGTCGCTCAAATGCTCGGGCCGGTGAATTGTCCTGTAGACTGACCGCATCGCGTCGAAGCTCTCTTGCGGCAACGCGGCTGCGATCTCGTCGCGCACCTTGTCGATGCCGCCGGCGAACGTAGCGGCCTGCGTCCCAAGGTCGTGCTTGTGTTCCTCGAGCACGCTCGCGCGCGCCCAGCCTTCGCCATCTCCGCCGTGGTCGTTGATATTCTGCACTGACTGCGCGAACTGATCCGGGTCGTAACTGATCTCGCGCGTAGCGTCGTTGTACTTGATGCCGGAACCCTTCGCGTTCGCTCGCGCCTCGAACTCAGCCTGGCGCTGGTCCTGGATCAACCGCTTTGCCGTGGCCGGCGGAATCTGCTTGGCGCGCGCCACGTCTCCCGGCGTCGGATTCAGGCCGCCCATGCGCTGATCGGCGAGCCATGTGCGAACCGCAGCCAAGCGATCGCTGTCGGGCGCAATCTCCTTGAAGCCCGTCCCGCTGTCGTTGAGAACCTGCTGCGCCTTTGTGCGCCGCGGCGCTTCGACCCGGGCCGGAGCCTCGAACGTCTTGGCGGCCAGTGTCGGCGAATCCTCGCCAAGCGATGAGTGCTCGGCGTGCGCGGCCTCGACTACGCGGGTTGCATCGGATTCGCTAAAGCGGACGCGCCCGCGAATGTCGGTGCGGGCTGGCTTTCGCCCTCCGGCTGCGGGAGTTGCGGGGCGGTCGATGTCTGCACCGCCGCGCCCACCGGGCTGTGCCGGACTGACTTCATCCGGGCGTACACCGCTTGCCTCTGTGCGTGTGTCGCTTTTGGTGGCCGGTTCATCTGGGGTCTTTTTAGCAGGCTCAGGCTTTCCTGGCAAGAGTGGTGTTGGCCCAGGTGCTGACGCTGGCTTTAATGCCCCCATGCCCTGATTCGCAAGATACATGTTGACGATCAACCCTCGCTCTATGCCCTCAAGATCGCGGGCATTGCTGGCTGCGGCGGGCGGGTCGAAGGTGTCCTGCCAGTTCCTTGCAGTAATAGTAGTCACGCTGCCATCGGGCTGCCTCTGGCTGGCGATCGGGTCGCCAGGAGTAAATCCCGTGACTGCCGTTATCATGCGTTGGAAGCGTTTCTGGATATGGTCCGGCAGATTGTCGTACGTCTTGGCCCAGAACGTCTTCACGACCGTCTGCGGCGAAATATCATTGTCCTCCAAATGGTCCAACACGGCTTGGCCTGACGCCTCGTCTTCATGACGCTGCGCAACGCGGCCCATGAACTCCTCCAGTAGTTGGCGCGTGGACTTCTTTTCGGCAGCATCTTTAGACACCGGCAAGCCCGGGATTGGCGAAATGTCCGGCGCCTTTTCCATCCCGGCGCTCGGGAACTCGTGGATTTGCTTGAGAATCTCAGCGGCGGGCGCATCAATCTTCAAGACCGGCATGAACTCGTGCGGATCGTTTTGCAGCCGATCTAGCCACTGATGATGGCCGTCGATCACGTAGCCATCGTTGGACACGAGGATGCGGCGCGGGTTATCCTCGCCTGCCATCCGGATCTCGCCGGCCTTGGCGACTTTGCCCGGGTTGTAGTCGGCCTGCGACGGCTTTAGTTGCCCCGGCAGCATCTCGCCCGCCGAGACGTCCATGCCGCGCGCGGAGAGGAAGTTCGCCATCGCACCCCGGTGCTCGCTCGCAACCTGCGGCATTTGATCGCGCGGGACGCCGAGCGTGCCGGTCTCGGGCGCGAACGGTACGCGGGTCGCTACGGGTCCAGCACCGGCTTCAACCCGTCCAGCATCGCCTGTTGCCCCGGCCCCAGCGCTCCCAGCATCGGCAGCGGGCTTTGCAGTTCCCGCCGGGCCTGTCGCGCTACCTTCCCGCACCGGAGCGTCGAGACCCGCAATGACGGGTCCATTGGTACGGGCGGCGCTTTCTGGTGGTTGTGGCGCTTTGGCTTGCGCGGGAAGCGCTCCAGATGCTCCTTGCGTTTTCGTGTTCGGCTCATTGGATTGACTCTGCGGCGTGGCGGGTGTTTGATCGGCGGATGGCTTCGAGACTAACGTTGACTCATTCGGTGCGTGGGAAGGAGATGGGGTACTCTTCTGCGTGGCGCCTACTGGGGTTGCTGCTGCCGGAACCGCCTCGTACGCCAGCCGCCCGTTCACCACATCCGCCTGTAAATCAGCCGTCGCCACCCGTCGAGCAGGAGCGCCCGGACGAGACGGATCGCTGACGAACGTCGTTGTCTCGTCGCCGCCCAAGACGCTGAAGCGCTGCGGCCCGGCACTGAGCGTATCGCCCGGGCTAAATGCTGATGGAAGATTCTGCGCGACCTTCCCGCCCTCTGCCGAAATCGCGTCCTGATACGCCGGAAGTTGCTGGGCGGCTGGAAGTTTGGCGATGCTTCGAAGCGAGTCGAAGGCCGTAGGCGAACCGATGCGAGTCAGCCGTGTGCGCGCATCGTCCACATCGGCCGGCGGCGAAATGGCTGGACCCGATGGCGTCGTGATGACAGGCTCGATGGATGATTGCGACGATCCTGTCGGCGCTGTTTGTGGCGACGCTTGCTTTGTGGCGCCGGGAGCGGAGGAAGCGCCTGGCGCTTGAGCGCTGGTTCCGGCGAGACCAGAAGCTGACTGCTGATCTACTGGAGACGGTATGGACGGAAGCCCAGGAAGCGCTGGACCGGCACCGGGACCGGGCGCGCCCGGAGTTGCGGGTCCACCCGCATCCTTCGGCGCAAGATCAACCGTCGTCGCAATCGGCCTGCCGCCCGCATCGGTCGCCTGCCGCCCGGTCATCCCCGCAATAGCCTGCGCGGCCACGCCGCCGTTCTGCACGTCTTTGACGACGGCAATCTTGCCCTTTTGATAGAGCGCCTGTTCCGCTGGCGAGAGCGGAGGATTGACTGCGTCCTGCCGCGAGTCGTTGAACTTCGCATCAAGCGGAATCCCTGCGTTCTCACGTTCCGCACCGCGCCGCATCACGCCGGATATGTCCACGTTGAGCAGGTCGGAAGTTTTAACGCCTTCTCCGGCCAGCATCGCGCCGAGCAGCGCATTCTGCGCCACACTCCCGGCGGTCGGTGCCTGGCTCGGGTCGTGCGATATGCCTAGCGCATCGAGCCCAGAGTTGAACACGTTCTCCACCGGTTGCCGCCCGTAGGTCTCGAACAGCGCGCCAGCACCGGCACCTTTGGCGAGGGTTGGCGCAACGGCTTTAATCCCCGCGCCAATCTGGCCGCCGTACGATAGCCCTGCCTTGGCCGCGTCCTCCGCCGCCACGCCGCCAGCCTCCAGCAGATTCTGCGCAGCGCCGACACCGGGGATCGCGAGGCTCACCAGATTTCCCGCCGCGTCGTAGTACGGATGCGCCTGTGCTGCGTCCGCGAACGATTTGATCGTGTCCGAGTGCTTGGCAAGTTCCGTGCCGACCGCGCTGGCTGCGTGCTCGCTGATAAGGCCACCGACGAGACCGGCCACGACCGGGGCGACGCCAAATGTCGCAGCGCCCAGGGGAGCCGCTAAAGCCGCCGCCGGCAGAGCGCCCGCGATGAATGATCCGCCTTTGGCTGCTCCATGCGCCAGTGCTTTCTCCCATGACAACGGGTCTTGCGCCGCATTGCTGAGCGCCGTCTGCTGCGCTGCCGCTGCATTGTCCGCGTCCACGGCCTTCGGCAGCAAGTCCTTGATCTGCTGGCTCGTTATCGCGCCATCCTGATGCGCCGCGAGCAATCCGTCCGCAATTTTGCCGGGCGCAAACTGGATATTGCCGCCCGCATCGACCGAGTACGGTTTTCCTTGAACGGCGCCAGCGGAACCGGCAGGCTGGGCCGATGGCATACCCGGAATCGTTGGTTGCGTTAATTGTGTTGACGGCTGTTCTGTGGGGGGTGTGGATGGGGACGTGGATGGGGACGCGCCAGCGTCAGGAGCGATTGTCCCGGCGGGTTGCTGAGCGCCGGTATTGCTGGCTCCTGCGAGAGCACCAGGAGTTGCTAAAGCAGGCATCCTCCCGTCCGGACTGTACGGCTGTGCGCCTGCTGACAATCCTGGTTGAGCGGGAGCGACGCCGGAACCATTCGCTGACGCTTCAAGCCCGAGGACAGACGCGGCGACGGGAGCGGGCTGAGCGGGAGATTGCCCGGCTGAACGCAATGACCCAAGCGGATCAGCCGAAAGAACTCCCTGATTGGGTACTTGAGTGTCCGTGCTCAGACTGTCAGTCGCTGCGGGACCGGGCTGGTATTGCAAGTCCCCCGCCCGAACCGGACGCACGCCCCTAATCAGGCCAGACGAAAGGGGTTGAACCGCTGGTGGTGTCGGGGCGGGTAATTGCTCCTGCGTCGCAGTTTGAGCGGGGAATGTGGGCGACGGCGCTGTTTCTTGCCCAGTCTGATCCGGTGCCGATGGCAATCCCGGCACGCTCGCCTGATCCGGCTGATTGATTCCAAACGGGTCCATTCTGGCGGTGTGACCGCAAGATTACTGACCGGCACCAGATGTGACAAGGCCCGCGGTGCTCGCGGCGGCCTGTCGGCGCTTTAGCTCGTCGTCGTCGGGATTCGGAGTTGCCGTCGTCGCGCCAGTGCCGCCGCTCGTCAGGAGCGCATTGTCCAACTTCGGCGCGGTAAACGGCATGAGCGGATGCGCGGAGCCATCGGGCGCAAGCGGAATCGGCGGTGCGGCAGGAGTTGTCGCCGCAACGGGATTTGTGACCGGCGCAACCGGCGCGCTCGTCGCGGGCTGGGCCGGAGCGGCACTCGGTTGCGCGTTCGCCGCGGCGGCAGCCACGGGACTGCCGGGCGTTGGCATCACGAGACCGGGCGTCTGAGGAGGCGATGCAACGGGCGGAGTCGCCGTGGGCGCACTCGGCGTCAAGGGTTCCGGCGCAATCCCGTGTAGCCCGAATTGACTTGCAAAATCCGCTGCATACCCCAGCGCGTTGCCGACCGCTCCATACCCGGCGCTCGCGGCGTTACCTACTGCGGTTTTCGCGTTCTGCGCGGCTTGCGCGCCCGGACTCAGTGGCGCGGTCATACCCGGACTCGGAGCAACCGGCGCGATGCTGGCTAAATCTGGCAATGGCCGCGTGGCAAACGGATCGCCTTCAGTCGGCAAAGGCGTCGCCGCTCCCGTATTTAGCGCGAGTGGAGCGCCAGTGAACGCTTTCGCGTCAGACGTCAACGCTTGCGGCTGAGATGAAGTTGGGACCGGCTTGAAGTTGGTCGCACCGATGTCCGGTCGAAGCGTCGCCTCGTTCTTGCCGCCAAAAAGCTTGTCCGCGATGTCCGCAGCGTCCGATCCATCGCTACCGCTCGCGGCCAAGGTGGAGAGAAAGGCTTTGTTCTGCGGGCTACCCGCCACGGCCAGACTGGGATATTTCTGGATGAGCGCCGTCTGCACGCCCGGAGCGACGGTGAATCCATCCTTGAATGCGGGCGGCGCGTTACCGCCTGGACCCCCAGCGGCAAACGTGCCGTCAGCCTGCTTGTTTTGGAGCACGCCGTTGACGTAAATCCCCGGGCCGGTCCCCGCTGCCACGTCCGGCGCTCCACCGACAATACCTTTCGGCGTCGGGCCGCCAATCGTCACCGATCCGCCGCCAGGCAGAATCGTCGTGCCCCGTAAACCGCGCACCGCCTCCGGTTGCTGGTCAATGGGCACGGGCGCCGAGGCAATCAGTCCGGTGGGCTGCGCATTGGGATTTCGGGATGGGGCTCTCGCTTCAGCCGCTCGATTTGCTGCCGCCTGTGCTCCTGCGTCCGTGATATACCCCGCCGCGTTGCGCGCTGGCACAGTGGCCGAAAACGATCCGGTCAATCCCGCCGGCACGTTACCGTTGCCGAATCCCGGCGCACCAGCCTGTAGAAGTGCGGCATTCGCATCGGACGGATTGCCGAACGGTTGGACGGGCGTCGGCGCAACGGCCCCTGGTCGCGTCGCATCCACGAGCCCGCGGCGCGCGGGAGCGACCGGCGTGGCGAACCGCGAGGGAAACGCACCGGGTGGATTCCCGTTCCCGTTCGGGTACACCGGTCCGTTCGGCCCCGGCACCGTCGTCACCTGGCCTTTCTGGTACCGCGCATTGCCCGCAGGCGGAATCCCATCGTCGAAGCTCGTGTTGGTGTTCCGGTTGTAGCGAGTGGCCATTTAAAGGCTGATTTGCCAAATCGGGCTATCAGTCAAGGCGCAAGTTCGCACTCCAGCCCGTACTTGCGAATCTCCGCTCTGGCTATCAGCCGGTCCGCGTACGTCCCGCCGGAGACCTCGATTGCACCAAAATGCAGCCGGATGTCCACCCGGCACTGGATGCTGTCGAGGTGATCTGTGATTTCGCGCAGGATCTTGTTCATGGCATCGGCCGCCTCGCAATGTCGATTCGATCAATGTGCCGGCCCTCTTCGATTGGCGCCGCTGCGTAGCCCGGGTCAGACGAGTAAACCGGAGCAAATATTACGCGCGCACCTAAACGGATGACCTGGAACCGGACCGGATGACCATCATCCCAGAGAAAGTCGCCCGGTATCTCTACGTAGTCCACGTCGCCGGGACTCATGGTAAATCGTTCGCTCATGAGTTTGCTCCCAGCTTGCGGCGTGACTCCCTTATCTGTCCCGATGAAGCGTACGCTTTGGCGAAATCGAGGCAAGCCAAACCGATCCCGCCGCCAAAAATCCAGTCGTCGTGAAACCCGCCTTTCGCGCAGTCCACGCCGTATTTATCCGTGATAAACGTACGAAGTTCCGCCGCGAACGGCTTGTACCGGATGTTCACCGTGCCCTCCCGAATTGCAACCGCCATCGCGTTGACCACGATTCGCCGCGTGCCACCTGCGCCAGCAGTCGTCTTCCATCCCATTACCTGTAATTTTTTCCCGGGGTTGATCTCGTCGAACTTCTCCCGGTGGTAAATCGTGCAGCCCAGGCGTCGCAGCTCGGCCACGATGTCGAGAGCCACGTTCACCTCGGGCACGATCATGCAGTCACCATACCACCGTAGCACGCGCGCAATCCTGGCGGCCAGCACATCCGCGTCTTTCCACCGGCATCCGCCGGGCACATCGATCGCGCACGCAAGTTCGGTCGGCGCGTACTGCGCGGTCGAGTCCATGTAGCCGCGCCGCCAGACGCCGAATGTGTGGCAGTCGCTATCTACGGAGCCCTCGGATTGCTCGCCGGTCATGGGATCGAGCCAGCCCAGATAGCAATGGCCGCTCGTTGGCCGCTCATACACCCAGAGCCATGCGCCTTCCTGGCCGTCAATCCACATCAGGCGCCCGGCCTGCTCTTCAAGTCGCCCGCGCCGCCCCGCCGTGTCGTGCCTGGCCAAAAGCTCGATGCGCGTCACGCCGGCGCTGTCGAACCGCGGCGATCCAGACGAGAGGAACGCTTCTTCCGGGTCCGCCGGAAACTCCTGCGCGAAAGTGCGCGCGTCCCCGCCGAACTCGCCGTGGATCACTCGGCGGCGCCATGCGAGTTGCTCCCAGGCCGTGTCCTCGGCGTTGGTCGTGCCTAGCCGAAAGCCTTGCGGACCCTCATTACCGTGCAGCGCAATCAGCCGTTTCTCGACGTCATCGGGAGAATCCCTGACAATAGCTAATTCCTCTTTTGTCAACGCCGGCTTCTGGCCCGAAAGCATCCGGATCGTGAACTCGTACCACGCGGCGAACACCTTGATCCATCCGTTGCCGCGCTCGCCGGCGGCCATCTGCTGGACCGTCACCGCTCCCTGCCAGGACGAAAAAAACCAACCACCAGACCCGTTGGCCGTCGTCTCCGCAATCGCGAGCGAATTATTGCCCTTCACCAGTGAATTAAGCGAGCCCGCGATCAGCTTGGAATCCTGCGCAGCGCCATCCCGCGCATAGTGCGCGACCTCCGAATAGTGGATCGCGTTGCGCGTGCCAGCCCGGCCGCTCTTGCTGTCCATCGCCGTGTCGCGCTCCACCTCGACGACCACGCCGCCCGGGTGACTCATGGTCGCGCGCTCTGTATTATATAAGTACTTCGATTTCCACGGGTACACGTCGCGCTGCGAATATCCGTTGAAAATGTCCCAAAGCTTGTCCGTCCGCTTGTTGACATCGGCCATCATCAGCAGGTTGCCGGGCACGCGGCGCGCGTGGTGATAACACAGGTACGCGGCGAACGTCGTGCAGCCAACCTGCCGCGGCTTGAGCACCAGCATCCGACAGGCAATCGCGAGCACGTACACGCACGCGATGTACGCCTGGTCCATGCGCTGCTGGAGCACGTTGGGCACGGGCCTGATATATTCCGCGTCCTTGGAGAGAATTTCGCAGCACGCCTGCCAGTGAAGCATTGGAAAAGTCTCGAGCAACCGGTCGGCCTCGGCTGTCGATTGGCCGCGGGCCAGTGATAGCTCGGCCACGCTGGGCGTCTCGATCTTGGGCACCGGTTCATCCGCGCCAAGCATCCGCGCCCAGTTCGCGCGCAGAAACGCTTCGACCTCCGGCGCCGGGCGATAGCGTCCCGGGGATTGCGCCTCGATTGCGTCGTACGCCGCATCATACGCGCCGGCGGGCAGGATGCCCAGGCGAGCCGCAGCCAGGACGGGATCCCGCTCGGCAAGCACGTCGATGGATTCGGTCATTCGTCGGGGTCGTCGTCCGCGATCTCTGGTTGTGTGGCCTGATCCAGTCGGTCGACGGGGTCCAAACTAATACTTACCCGGGTGGTGGGGGTATTTCGTGTCGATTTCCACTGATTCATTTGTGTGTTGGTCAAGACTTTTTTCAACCCGCCATGCCCAGAAAAGCAAGAAAAGTGTTGACCGGCGAGCGGTTTTTGCGCTTTCTCGCGGGAACTGGCCTCGCGCGCACACGGTTTGAAGCGCAGCCGAAAAAGGGCCAGTCAGGAAGACGCGATCTCCCGCACTGGCTTCGCTCCCGCAATGCGCGCGATCTCCGCGTAGCTGGCCAGAGTCGGCAGCAGGTCGAGCACCAAGTCGCGACGCTCCTCGGCGGTCAGCGTCGGGCGCAACCCTCGGATTGTGGCATCGACAGCCAGCTTTTGGCCGTACTGCCCTGGCCGCTTCGCGCGCAGCAGCATCTCCCGCATCTTGTCCGAATATCGCACCACTTCACCGACCCTCACGCCCTGCTGGTAAATCGGCTCCAAGTCGCCGTACACCGCTGATTTGTAAGCACTTGCCTCAATCAAGTCGACGGCACGCTCCTGGGCTTCTGCGGCGAGTTTGGCAAATTCCGGGTCTCGCTCGGCGCGCCTGGCTGGCGTCCGGTGATCTACGCCAGCGGCCCGAGCGGCTACGCTCCACGCCGGCGATTGCTCAAGAGCGGCGAGAAACGCAGGTATCCAGACATCATGTGCGCCGTCGTTGGAATTGGGATTCTCGGGAATTTCGTTGCGCGGTCGTCTGCGAATGAGCAACTCTAATTCGTCCGCGCTGGACCCCCTGGAACCGTACGCTGATTCGGGCTCGACAGGTTGCGGCTTCGCCTCTGCCGACGATCCCGGCATGGTCCTTGGGCCTCCCGTTACTTCGCTGGCGCGGTCGCGGTCGGAGTGACCGGCTGGACCGTGACGGTGTAGTCCGTGCCGGTCGCGGCGCCGGAGACCTGCTGCAAGGCCATCTGGAGCGGCTGAAATGGGTAGATTTCATCGCCGACCTGCACCGTGGGCTGGTCGGTGGGCTTGGCTCGTGGGACGGACTTGATGGTCAGCATGATTTCGCTGGCTTGACTGATTTTTGGCTCGGAGTCAATGGTTTTCGCATCCCCTTGCGCAAAATGGGCAGCCAGTGAGCCCACTGCCAGGCAGGCGGCTTGCGTGAGCCGTCGAGCCATCGGTAGGCTGTGTTGACCGAGCAGCCGAGGATTTGCGCGATCTCGCCGGCTTGCATTCCTTCGAGGTTTTCTTTCCAGGTCATGCTTTTGACTCTGGCAGAAAAAAATCTTTACGCAATGTAAAATAATCTGTTGACATTGTGCAAGGAATGCACAATATTGATCGTGTCGAGGGGATGAACTCCGATACGAAAAACAACGTCACTCCAAAAAATATGAGCCGAACCCAAGCAATCCATATCGTCAGGCAATATCTTGCGTCGCCCCTTAGTGGGGGAGACGGAGACGTGATGGACGCACTCCGCTACTGCCGG